GGATAGAGGAGGGGAGTACTGAGCTCTGGGAGGCGCTAGAGCGCGACCTAGGAGGGGAAGTAACCGATGTCAGGACAAGCACGACGGCGCTATACGCGGTGGTCAAGCGCCCGGGCGGAGGGTCGCGGTGGGTGCGGCTGGAGCCGGTTTACATGCTGTCGCTTGTCGACTATGAGATACATGCCTAGGGGCATGCCTAGGGGCAGGGTTTAATACTAGGCTAGCTATAAGCTCTAGGCGGTGACAAGCATGGCGGAGGAACTAGACCTCGAAGCCATACTTGAACAAGCGGTCGAAGACTATCTAATAGGCATAGACATGGGCGGCACAGAGGAGTGCGGCGACTTTTCAAATGTGCTAGCCGAAGACGCTAAACTGCTCGCGGATGCCATGGCTAAGGCTTCAGGGCTGGCCGTCGAAGTTGTAAGTTATAAGCTGTCGGACTATGATCAGGGCGCTGACCAGTTCATAGCAACATTCGTATTCAACATCGCCGGCGAACCGGTCACTGTAACAGGCTACTATACGTACGGTTTCTACGTCGAGAACGGGAAGATACTATTCGGCATAAGCCCTGAGGGCTTCAGCATAGCAGAGTAATGCAGGCGGCGCGCCGCGCAGTCTAACACTAGCATAACACCCTGCATTCTTTCTCCTACTGGTCTTGGCCTTGTAGGCGGCTAGCCTGGATTATCGACTGGCGAATACTCGGGCTAGACTGTGGTTGCCATAAACTATAAACTCAATACTCATACAAGCGACAATACACAAAACAACACGGCGAAGACTAAGACATACGCAACTTACGGTCAAGACGCAATACTAGACACACGCGTAGACAACACCAGGAAAAGGCCGACTTTTGGGGGCGTTTGGGCTAGCCTAAACAGGGGTAAAAGTTGGCTTAACGGGCTGGGGTCTGGTCTATGAAGAGTAGGCGGGTGTCCTAGTCTTTACTATATAGTAATTACTAGGCGGGGCTCCAAGCCTACGCTGTCCTGCGGGGTCAGGAATTCAGGGGTTGCGGGTTGTTGGCGGGCTGGATTTATACTTGTGGGGCCGGGGTTTGACTTGTGGTGTAGGCGGCTTGGTTGTGGGGAAGCATGTGGCGGCGAACCTATACGATGTCAAGCGGATGCTACCGCCCGCGGAGGCGAGAGAACTAATGGTTAAGGCGGCGGAGGCGGCCGGGTCACGAGTCTATGACGTGCGGCTTTACGAGTTCCGCGACGGCTACTCTGTCCTCGTACTGGTCCTGGAGAGCCACCTGGCTATTCACACGTGGTACGATGTGCGGTTCGCGACAGTAGACATCTACACGTGCGGCGGCCACACAGACCCCGACAGGGCGCTCCAACTCGTGCTGGCGGCTTATGAACCCGACAGGGTGACCGTGTATAGACACGACCGTAGCTCACGGTCAAATACGCGGCGGGCTTAGCCTTGTAGGATGGTGGTCTGGGTGGGTAGGCGGGAATACGAGCAAGCGCTAGACCTGGCCGCGGAGTACTTGGAAGAGAACTGCGCAGGGTTAGAGGAGGAGATAAAGAGCATAGTGGCTGAAGACGGCGACAGGGAATTCTGCGATACAATAGACCTGGTCAATGGAGTGGTACTAAGCTTTAAGCGGTTCTTCGCTGAGCACGGCTTCAAGGAGAGCGGCGGTCCCTACGCTGACTCTGATCTTGGGATAGCGACTATGGAGAAGGACGGAGTGGTCGTGGAGCTGGACATTGTCGGGTGGAATTACCCGTGCTACAACGGCTACACTCTGAGGGATGTATACGAGCGGGAGGGCTTGGTCATAGGGATAGACGTGTTTGACAGGCGGACGGGCGGCGAGGCTTTCCTGTCCTGCGTGGACTACTAGCAACACTCATAACCAGCAAGCCCGCCATCCTTTTTCTACGTGGTGCCGCTTAGTGCGCGTACTAATCTGGGACACGGGCTACTTCCTAGACATAGCGCTACTACTCGCGGCCCGCGGCAACACGGTAGACTACTACGTGGATTGGGTCGCTCCTCACCCTGAGCTAGTGGACTGGGCGCCCGGCTACGGCTTCACGGAGATACGAAAGCTACGCACGCTAAGCGCAGACCTAGAAGACTACGACCTGATAATGTTCCCAGACGTGGGGTTCGGCGGCATAGCAGACAGCCTGCGCGAGGAAGGATACCCCGTGTTCGGCGCAAGCGAGCTCGGCGAGCGCCTAGAACTCGACCGTGTATTCATGCATGAGACTCTAACACGGCTAGGCATACCGCGGCCCGAGACCCGGATAGTCCACGGTCTAGAAGAGTTAAAGCAGGCGGTTGACGAGCTAGGCGGAGGCTACGTTAAGATAAGCACGTGGCGCGGCGACTTCGAAACATTCTACGCGGAGAATGGCGACGCCGCCCAAGCAATAATAGACGAGAGCGGGCTCGGCCCCCTAAAACACGCGCTAACCTTCATAGTGGAGGAGCCTGTTGCAGGGGTCGAGATAGGCTGTGACTGCATGTTCAACGGCGACCGCTTCCTGACCCCCTACCAGTATGGGGTCGAGGTCAAGGACCAGTTGAATGCGAGCGTGTTCACGGATTACAGCCCGTGGAGCCAAGTACTAGACAGGCTAGCGCCCGCGCTCGCGGCAATGGGCTACGCTGGCCAGATAAGCCTAGAGGGGATACTGACCGAGGACGGCGAGGTCAAAGTACTAGACGTGACCGCGCGGTTTCCATTCCCCGCGGCAGGCCTATACATGGGTGTGGAGAACCTGGAAGAAGTGCTACTAGCGGTCGCGGAGGGCAGGAACGCGAGTCTTGAATACGCGGGGCGTGGCGGGGTCGAGATAGTCGTGGCGACCGAGCTTGCGGACAAGTGGCTACCACTAACAGTAGACGCGGACAAGGGCGTCATGCTGAAGTACGCGGTGAAGGTAGGCGGGCAACTATACCATGTCCCGGCACCAGTCGTAGCGGGTGCGGTCGGGATAGCGAATGACCTTGACACAGCGTACAGGGGCGCCGCGGCGGCCGCGGACAGTATCGACTGCCCCAAATGCTACAACGGCAAACAGGCATGGTCGAAATTCCAGCGGGTCAGGGCGGTCGTGGAGGCCTACGCATAACGCTTTTTTCTAGTGGTCGCCGCACTACACAGCGGTGCAGGGTGGCTTGGTGGAGAATAAGCCTAGGCAGTTCTTCATAACAGACGATGACAAGCGTATAGTCGCCGGCTGGGCATCGGTCGAGATAAAGGACATGCAGGGCGACATAGTACCCGCGGACGAGCTAAGACGAGCGATGATAGACTACATGGCTAAGCGCGGCGGCGTCCTAATGTACGAGCACCAGAACATCCCCGTAGGCAAGGTCATACAATGGGAAGTCAAGGCCAACCCGGACACAGGCAAGCCAGGCGTGTGGATAACCGCGCAGATAAACAGGGGAAGCGTGGAAGACAAAGTCTGGGAGGCAATAAAGGAGGGCAAGATTGTTGGCTTCTCAATAGGCGGGGTTGGGGCGGAGAAGAAGGTCAAGTACAAGACTGACGATGGCCGCGAGGAGACGGTGGATGTGATAGGGGACTTGGAGCTCTACGAGATAAGCTTGACCAGCGCGCCTGCCAACCCTGCGGCTAGGATAGAGGAGATAAACTACTATGCGAAGAGCGCGGTCACAAAACAGGACGCCTATATGCTGGACGAGTGCGACTGGCGGGACATGCTGGTCAGGTTTACTAGGCGGGGCGAGGTTGCTAGATGCAAGGTCTACGACTGCGGCGGCGAGAAGATAATAGCTGATTGCGGCGAGCCAGTCTACGACCCAGACGGCGAGTACGGAGCTGATATTGAGAGCGCGGGGACGCCCTACATGCTCAGCACGGCCAGCGGTGTATGCGAGGTCGTAGAGAATGGCGTGGTCGTGGGCGGCCGCAGGTGCGATTTAGTTAAATGCGGTCGTGTAAACGTGTATGCGTGGTGCGGCGGCGTGGCTAAGTCAAGGCTCAGGAAAGACTGCATGGACAGGTACAAGACAGAGGACGGCCGCTTCAAGGAAATGACCTGTCCCGACAACCCGGATGAGAAGAATAGGTTCTGCGGCTGTGTCAGGGCTATGATGAACTGTCGGAACATGTCGCTTGAGCGGGCGCAGAAGTTGTGCGGCTGGATAAGGTGGAACGTGAAAGGCAAGTCTCTGCGCAAGGCGGTCCCGTACAGGATAGACGTTGTCAAGCCGACGAAGATAGGGGAAGGCTACGACCGAAACTTCATACTGGTAAGCCTGAGCTTCAGGGACGAGGTTGATAAGTCATTCGTAGACGCGCTGATAGCCTGTGTAGAAACGTACAGCGAGCCCGCGGCCGTAAACGTGGTCGAGAATGCGCCGAACATAGCGGACATTTACATCTACTACGCGGACGTAGACGATCTTGAACAAGGTATGGAGGCGGTAGATGGGTGCGTGGCGAAGTACAACGTCTGGTACATGGCTAGCATAGGCGCAGTTGCAAGCGATGCTGGTCCCGGGTACTTTAACCCGACGTATGGCGGAGAAGCGTACCCGCAGAAGGTGCCGATAGGCAAGCCGTTCGCCGGCTTTAAAGACTTCGACGACTGCGTGCGCCACATGAAGGAGCAGTACAGCGACAAGTACAGCGGAGAAAAACTAGAAGAAGTAGCCCACAGGGTGTGCGGCAAGCTCTACTGGGAGCACGAGCGCGGTCGCAAGAAGACTGAGAAGGCGGACGACGTATCCGAGTGCAGGAAGCGCTACACGTGGAGGGACAGCGAGGGCAATACGCACTTCGAAGCTATACGGTGCGACTTGATACCGGAGCTAGTAGAGGAACAGCCTAGCTACAAGGGCAAAGAGCTACCATTCTGCGGTTGCATAAGGGAGAAGATGGAGTGCGAAGGGTACAGCTACGAGGAGGCACGCGGTATATGCGCCGCGATATTCTTCGGGAAAAGCTTAAAGCAGTCAATGGTCACAAAGGAGACCGGCGTGGGTGATATGAGCGAGGAAGCGAAACCCCCGGCTCCACAGGCTCCGCAAGCCGAGGGACCGAAGGGGACGAGGGACAAGCTGGACGAGCTAGCGGCTAAGATAGACAAGCTCGTGGAGATGATGGCTAAGCTGGTCGAGCAGGCACAGCGCGGCGCTACAAGCGCGGAGGACGCAAAGAAGGAGGAGGAGAAGAGCGCTAAGAAGATAGTCGTTGTAAGGCGGAAGCCCGTACTAGTAGGCAAGCGAGTAGTCACTAGGACTGGCGGGGAGGACAAGCTTGCGAGGCTAGAGAGGATAGTAGCGGTCCTAGCAAAGCGGGTGGCTAACCTTGAGGCTAGGCTTGCCCAGGCTAGCGTAGAGAAGACTGCCCCGGCTCCGGTCAAGAAGGATGATGGTGGGGTGGCGGCTACTCCGAGGCCTGTCCAGGCCCCGTCGACTGCCGCGGGTGGCGATGAGATAAGGGAGCTACTGCGGAAGGCGGCTAGGGGCGACCAGGAGGCTGTGCAGAAGCTGAAGGAGCTGATGAAGGATAAGGTTACGCCTAAGATATAGGGGGTGAGCGTGGATGGGAGAGTACAATACTTGGCGGAAGCTCACGGCTAGAGACCTAGAGCTGTTCTGGATGGGCGCGCCGCAGGCCCCGTTCATAGGGCTAGGCGATGCCATACTGCTTCAGAAGGCGCTAGGCGACGTGTCAAGCCAGTACATGCCAGAGTACTTCAACGTGATATACGGCCCGCAGGCGTGGGCGCAGTTCAACACGACCGCGGTCACGTTCGGTGCTCTGCCCAAGGCTACTTGGCCGAGGGCTGGCTGGAGGGTTATCAAGAGCCTAAGCGCCGCGGAGACAGACATAGCTATCAGCCAGACAGGGTCAATACCCGACCCGCGGAGGCCCGAGATAGGCACCGTATATGTACAGCCGAAGGTGCTTGCTGAGAGCTTTGAGGTGGCTGAGGCTCTAGACGCTATGGCTAACACTGCGGACGTGTGGGGCTATGTGGACAATGTGAGGAGCTACTACGCGAGGGAGTTCGCAATACTAGTGGACAAGCAACTGGTCAGGAGGGCGATAGGCGTGGACAGCAATACTAGCGAGGACCCGACTGCGACCCCGTACGTTAACATGCTGGAGCCGATAGACAGGATAGTCAGCGACTACAAGACCGAGGGCCAGATGAACGGCGGGACAGCCGGCAACGAGGTCGGGTCAAGAGTTAACGTTTACGGCATCGACAGGAGCACTGAGGACTGGGCTAACGCGGTCGTGCTAGCCAATAACGGGACCCTGAGGGCTTTCACCCCCGACCTAATGACACAGGCGCTAAACCTGACCAGGCAGAGGGGCGCGCACAGCACAATGTGGCTGACGGGCCCGAAGACCTACGCGGCACTGCAGGCGTTCTTCCTAAACTTCGTGAGATATCTACCGATGAGCGAGACCAAGATAGAGTTCGACATTGACGGCGTGCACGCGGGCATAGACGCTGGAATAGAGACCGCGGCTGTCTACGGGCTCCCGGTCGTGGTAGACCCGTACATGCCGCTTGAGGTCGGGACCGATGGCAACGAGATACCTACCAGCCTGAACAGGATATACCTACTGGACACGAGCGACGCGGAGGGCTACGGCGTTCCGAGGGGCAACATAAGCGTGCTAAGGCCGGTCGAATACTTCGAGAGCAGGGACTACATACTGCTAAACAAGTTCGTGATCAAGGGAGCATACAGGTTCATAGGCGAGACAACCTTCAGATACCTGGCCGGGCAGGCGAAGATAAGAGACCTCCAGGAGGGCTAGCCCGCGCGGCGGCCCAACCCTCTAGGCAATATCCTCTTTTTACGCTTCCCAAGCCTCCTATCACACGGGCGGCGTGGTCATGACTATATGGGACTACGACTTGGATGATTTGCTTAGCTGGGAGACTTGGGAGTATTGTAGCCAGCCGGAGCACCAGTACGATGAGAAGTGCGATTACATGTGGATGCTCTACCTATGGCTCCTAGACAGCGGCGGCGCGGACGACAGCGAGGACAGGTTGGGGGAGTTGAAGCGCGAGTACATGCGGCACGCCGACAGGATTAAGCGGGCGGTCCTGCTGGCCAGGGAGGCATTGTACGGGTTGGAGCACGTGTTGCCTATAGACGAGTGGGAGCGGTTGGAGCGCGAGCTAATGCAACCCCTGGTGTGGATGGACGGGGGCGACGCGTGCGAGAAGATAGAGTGCGATAGCCGGGTCAGGAAGAAGGCGCAGCGGCTGGTGGAATACCTGCGTGGGCGGGGCTTAGAGGACAGGGCTTCTAGGCTTGAGGAGGCGGTCAAGATATTGGAGGACGCGTGCAGGGGCTACCCGTGTGGGACATACATACTTAGCAGTCTAGCCTGCGTGTCAGTACTAGCGGGTGACCAGTGTTGAGCGCGGCGGGATTCCTAGTAGACAGGGAGGACAGCGCGCCGCCCGCATACCAGTCGCAGGCGGATCCCAGCATAGCTACGTGGTACGCGGCGCCTCAGGACCTGCGCGTGATGCTTGGCGGTCTAGACGAGTACACGGACGACGAGCTCGCAAGATACATAATGATGGCTGAATACGCGGTCGATAACCTAGCTAACACGTGCTTCGCCGGTAAGGCATGCATGACCAACGGCTACGAGTGGCACAGCCTGACGAAGTTCCGCGGCGGCTTAATCTTCGGCACCGGCATACCAGTATTCCTCAAGCACGCCCCGGTCAAGTCGTTCAAGGCGATAGAAGTCTTCGATGGCGTGTCGTGGCAGGACCTGTTGAAGACGGGGGTCGAGGCTAGGAATACGGGGGACTGGTGGTGCGAGTACGAGAACGGCGTACTATACATAAACCTTCTGTGGTTCGCGCAGGGCGGAAGCGAGCTCCGTGTCAAGTACACGTTCGGCCGCGGCGACCTCCCACCGAGCATACGCGAGCTAACCCTGCTATACGCGGCCCGCTACATGATAACCCTAGACGCTAGGCGTGAGGTCGTAATAGAAGGCGGCGGCTTTACCAGTGCGCGGGACATGCTGTCGTTCCTCAACACGCGGATAAAGGAGTTGGAACAGTTCTGGCGGGCGTTCAAGTACCCCGCGGGCACCTACCCCTAACCATCCTATTTGAAGCGGCTTGGTCACAGCGTATATACGCGGGCTAGCCTGACTTGTTTATACGCGGTCTTTCTAGTAGTAGAAACCGAGAGGTGGCAGGCGTGAAGACGCCTCTAATCGCATACGCGGGCAGGGGCGCCCGCCCCAAGGTTCAGCTTGTGTTTGAAAACCTTGGCGAAGAGGACTGGGGCTACGGGGTCAAGACAATAATCCTAGGGCTAAACGGGAAGAGTACTGGTTACAAGGCGGTGTTTAACAAGGGCAAGTTCGTGGCGATTGTTGGGATAAAGTACAGGGTACTGCCAAACGAGCAAGCGGTCGAGATAATAGAGCCAATTCTCAAGGAGCATGACTTCAAGATAAAGTGGAAAGACGACGACGGAGTAAGGCTATTCATAAGAGCGGAGCGGAGCGACGGCTACGGTGTTGTTTTCAGGAATGCGATAGATGGTAGCTCCGCGTTTAGAATATACGTGACCGTGCCGGGCAAGTATTTCAACGCGGCGCGGATACTGGTCGCAAAGATATATGCTAAACATTATGACAGATCGTTG